GAGCTTCGTCAAGCTATCGGTAGAGAAGGAAATATAAATACTTTTCCTATTGAAGGTTCTGCTTTATTGCCTCAGGTGGCGGACGCTATCGCTCCTTCGGCTCTTGATCGTCCTGCTCGGCGTGAGGTAGTTTTACGAGGAGCAGAACAACAAGCCCGAAATCCAAATAGAAATACTTTGTATCAGCTTCAAAGGGATTTAAATCAGGAGGCAGAGCCCTCCGTACGCAGCCTCGCGGAAGAAGCACAGCTAATGCGAAGAACTGTAAATATGTCGCCAGCTGAAATAGATCCCTTGATTCCTACGGTTACCACCACGGATTCTCTCCAGTTTGGTATTCCTGGGCTTGAAAATCAATTACTGGAGACGCGGGAAATTGCTAGGCAAGAAGCCGTAAATAAACAAGCTAAAGAGCTTAATAAGTTCGTTGAAAAATATCCAGAGGTCGGTCCTTATCTTCAAGGTTTCTTAGATAACCCTACGCCAAAAATTGAACGAAATTTAGAAAAATTGTCTCCGTACTTAGATTTGGAACAAGAAATTTCAAAACCTGAAGCTCGTCAAAATATATACAATCTTGCGATGAAGGAGTTGGGTGTTCAGCCTTCTTACTTGTCGCAGATTGAATTGGATTACACCAGCGGAGAAACCGGAAAACAAAAAGAAGCGGTTGATCGTTTAATTCAGTTGGGGTACGGCGAACAGTTGCAAGCTGGTTCGGCGCCGGCTGTATCCCGACGGATGCCCGTGGTCGGTGGGGGAGGCTACGCTAAAGGTCGAGAACTTCAAGATGCTTTATCGTTCATAACACAACGTGCTAACGAGTTTGAAAATATAACTAATACTCCGGCTACCGTTTCGATGTCCCCCACAGCAGGACCGCTATCGCTTAAAAATCCCGGTTTAGACCGAGTTCCTGCTGTAGCTAGTTTTTCTTACGATCCGGATACAGGTGCTGTTTCTGTTGACCCAACAGGAGATTACGGCATTCGCGTTAATACTTCTCCAGCACCTTCGCGCTTTAGGTTAGGCACTGACCTTGATCGCACCGATGAAATGTCTAAAAACGTTTTGAATTATTTAAGAGATAACCCTGTTACGGGAATGTCTAGCGTTTCTTTTGAAACTAGAACTCCTTCTGAGAGTTTTGATTACAGCGCAAAAGATATACCTGCGCCGGTGTTTGAACAAATGAACAAGTTTATTACAGAGAACGTGCTGCGTAATATGCGTCCGGGCATGATTTTAGAGAACTCTCCTATTGGTACTTCTGATTTAGCACGGTTACGAGAGGAACAAGGTAAGTCTTTAAGCGAAAGCTCCATTCTTCGTCGTCAAGAGGAATTTAAAGGACAACAACCCAATCGCCGTGGCGGCGCTTATCGCTCTGTCGGGTTTGGACCTTTAACAAATAGAAATAATCAACTTCTTTACATGAACAGCGAGGGAAATATTGTTCCGCTTCAAGCCGGTCGTCCTGCAGCTTCGTTAGCTGGCGGTGTTGCTATTGTCGATCCGCGTCCGGGCGATCCTCGGCCTTTGCGGGCTGAGGTCACTCAATCGCGTGAACCGCTGACATCTAAAGCGTATTACTCTGGCGATCCTTTATCTATGGCTGCGCAGGGCGCACGTGAATACGCTCGGGCTTTACGTCGCACACCTTCCGCGTTGTTGCCTGGTGCTGCCGATCTGATTCCCAGCCCTGAAGCTATTCAAACTGGATATCGCGAAGGTCTTGCGCCTATGGCTCAGCAGATGGGACGCGAATTTGTTCAGAGTCTGCCTGCGGCAGTTGGGTATTCAGCTGCTTTGGCCGCTGCTCCGGTATTAGCCCCCGGTGTGGGAGCAGGCATGGTCGGCACAGCAGGTACTCGTGCACTTAATGAGGTCGTACGTCAAGAAACTGGGGAAGGTATTGTTCCGAAACTGCGGCAGGCGCTAGGCACCGCACCGCGTACCGGCGCATCCAGTCCAACTCGTGTGGGACCTCAACCGCTAACTCAGCAAATTCGACCGCTTACTCAAGAACAACGTACTGAACAGCAACGTCAGCAAAATCGCTCAGAGGCTCAACGTCGACTTGACTTAGCTCGTGAGCGATTTAACCCACGCCGGGGTGAGTTTGGTTTATCTGAGCTGTTATTTGGACGCTAAACTAAATAAAGCTAAGTTCAAGTTATGCAAGAGCAACTTGCTCGGGATTTCCTTGAGCGGATGATTGCGGATACAAAAGTTGCTGGTGTTACTGGCGATGGCGATGTAACTTTCCCACTTGATCAGGATCAGTTCCGCGATTTAGTGGATCAAAAGATGGATGCCCGTCGTATGCAGGAGCTCTTAAAGGACGCTTCCGGCGGTAGTTTGATTGAACTTCTTCGCCAGCGTGGTTTAGTTCGGGGTGTGTAAGTAATATTTTCTTAATTTGTCTTGTAACACCATAAACTTTGTAGTCTGTTTTATCATCTTTAGAATAACTACAGTTGCTGAACTGTAGTGACGACAATTACGTATCGCGGTGCTACATATGATCGCGAACAGCATCACGAGAATCACCTGGCTTGGTGGTCTCTTGTGCATCGCGCCACGCTGTGGCTGTGTTATCGAGGAATCAAGTATCGCCCTTGCTTAAATAATTCAGGACCGTCGGTTTTTTAACGATTAAGGGCTTAAATTTAATCAAATTGAAGCTCTTTTTGTGCCTTTTGAACTCGACACGTCGGAAAACGTACCGATTATTTCTGAATTAGCTAAATTAATAAAGTTGACCGGTCGACGCGGGCCGACTACTGTCGCAAAGTTTAAGTCTGACGTTGATCGACAGCAATTAAGCGCCTATATGAGCTGGGATGCAAATGGAGAACTCGAAATTAAATAAAGTAGATCCTTTGGAAATGCTTTTTAAAGCCCGGTGGAACGTCCCCCGCGCTGCAAAAGAATTAAACATTTCTAACGAAGAGTGCAAACATGTTTTTAAGCAGTATTTCGCCAAGAAAATTAAAAATGAGTCTTAAATGAGACTCGCGCACAGATAGATACCTTCTCCTGTGCAGACAATGTTAGTTACGGGCATTTTTTAATCTTTGTTCGGCGAGAATAATTTCGGCAAATTCGCGCAAGTTGTTCATTTTTTCTTGAGCACGCATTCTCACGTGATTTGCGATTCTTTGTTTTTCATCGCGCTCTTCGATTGTTTCCGCATCCCGGATCCATTTTTCAGTTTCTTCTGCCGCGCTGACGTTGCAGAGTTCATTTAAATCCCAACATGTAGCTAAACATAAACCGGCTTTGTTTGCCGCAGAAATTAGTTCAAGATCAGTCATTGCCAGAAAAAGGAGAGGGGTTACTCGTTGTCTAAGCTTTGAGAGTTTTCTGCCTTTTGCGCTTCCTTATACAACCATTCGCGAATGTCTTCGCCCGTGGTTTGGTAAACGCCAAACTCGTCCTCACCGCTGATTTCGATCTGGTCAGCAACAACTCTAAATATGTTGGCCAACTTCTGGAGCCACGCAGGACCGTAAACGTCTGAATTGTCTTCTACGATCTCGTACAAGGGCTTCTTTTCGGTATTCTTGGGCGCTTTGAGTTTGATGTTCGGGGTTGGGTCTGGGTCTTCAACAAGTCGCAGGTCATGTTCGATGGCGACCTTTTTCATTTCGGCAGGTTCCCGCATGTCGTTGAAGGCGAGACTGCAGGCGCCCGACATGATGGAGGTTTCGCAATAACCCAGGGCGCTCAGAACGCGTTCGAATAAAAGGAACCACGAGGGAGACGAGATCTCTGTAGCGTCTTCCATGAGCAGGGTGAACGTGTGCTCAGGGAGTCCGTCGTATTGACCGCTGCCGCTGTAGTTGATTTTAATTTCGACCGCTGTGGTTGGGTAGGTCATTGGACACTCGCGGTTTGAAGTAGTTCGAGAATGCGCTTGATTTTTCCGCAGCGCTCGGAGTAGTACTGGTATTCGGCACGCAGATGACTGATAATCGCAGTTGCGAGTGCGTCGTACTCTTCTCCGTCTAGGTACTCGTTCATGGTGTCTTGAAGGCGATTTTCGCGTTGTTCTAGATAAGAATTTCGGTCGGGCAGGTTCATTTGGATCTCAAGGTAGGATTTTAGATGCGAGCCAGAAAAATAAAATACAGAGGATTGTATAGATGATGAATGTGATAAGGAGCATTTGGAGGGTCATTTTTTGACGGTCCAGAGCTGCCAGGGACACAGTACACCTTTTTCAAGAGAAAGGAATGTACTAACGGCTGCATCTACGGAAATGCGCACAGACTCAGCGCCGTAGTCGTCGAATAGGATAGCGCCGCCTGATTTGACATGGGGCGCGTACAGAGCAATGTCACGCATGACTGAGGTGCTGTCGTGAGCACCGTCAATATACAGGATGTCTATGCCTTGTGTGAGTTCGGCCTTGAGGTTCGGGTAGAGGTCCCACGAGCAGCCCTTTTCGATGCGGACCTTGCCGGCGTGTTTAGATTTGGCGACGTTGGATCTGGCGGTGAATTCGATCTGGGACAGCGTGGGATGCTGCCGGGGGTCGTTAATCTGTTCTTGGGAGCCGGTGAACGGGTCGATACTGATCAATCTGCTGTCGGGGTGTTCGAGCAGGTTGTCGGAGAACCAAACTGTCGACGCACCCTCATAAATGCCAATCTCGACGATTAAACGTCTAGCAGATGGGCTAAATTGGAGTTCTGATGCTTGGGGCGTTTTGTTGATGAGTTCCCAGGATGCCAGGAAGTTTTGGACCCAGTCGTTGTGGATGCTATATTTCGGATCTAGACTGTGAGGCATGGAGCCATCAGCTTAGTGATATCAGTATGATAAGGAAACCAAACTCCGACGTCAAGGAAGTAGATCTTTCAGGCGTGGATATTGCCAAGTACGTAACTAGCGCAAACCATACTGACGGGGATTCGGTAGTAATCAAGAGCGTGTGGGGCGACGAATGCTATGTAAGTTCTTGGCACTTGGCGCCCGAGAAGGAACTGTATTTTGTGAGGAAGGCGATCGGAGAAGGGCGGCTGTTAGTTTAGTAGTGTTACGATGCTGCTTGCCTCTGTGTCGTGGGAGTATGCTGAACGAGCGCCCGAGTGGTGAACTGAAAGTTTATGGTCCTTACACTCGTAAAGACGGTAGGCAGCATGTCATCCTCTACGAAAACGGCAAACGAAAAACTGTAAGTTATCCAAAGTATTTACTTGAGCAAAAGCTAGGAAGAGCTTTGTTGGAAGATGAAACATGTGATCATATAGATGGAGATTTTACAAATAACTGTTTATCTAACCTGCAAGTTTTATCCCGGTCTGATAACTCGTTAAAGTCTGCGGCACTAAGAAAACCCGAAGAAGCTTATTTTGTATGCCCCGAGTGCCGCACCTCGTTTTATAAACCTATGCGTGACGTACGAGGTAATCAAGTGAAGCAGAAAAAAGCAGGCCCTTTCTGTTCTAAAAAATGCGCAGGCAAATACGGTCAACGATTAAAAAAGACTTTTCGCGGCGGTCAGCCGAATCCGAGGTATTATGATGACACCCCGGCGTGACCCAGCGGAATGAGGTTCTCGATTTAAAATCGAGCAGTCGGCGGTTCGAATCCGCCCGCCGGGACCTCTTTAAATCCAGATCAACATGAGCACGCACCCTCTGATCGTTCGAGTAGCCGTGGACATCGGCAAGTTTTACGAAGATGACAGATGGCAGGTGTATGTGCCTGAGGCTATTCGGGCGATCCAATCGATCGCAGAATGGACTCAAGAATTACACCATAGCGCCAAAGCTGATCTGGACAGCACAGATTGCTATATTACTGTTCCGTATTTGCTCAGTGTCTCGGATGAAGCCTACGCAGGAGAACATACAGATTCTTAAAAAAGCCAGAGTCAGTTGCCGTGACTGCGGGCTTCGGTACGGCGAGTTGAGCAATCTGAAAGCGGTGTTTGGCATGGGTGTCTGTGACGTATGTGGCAAACGGGCCGTCGTTACGGAAGCCGACACATTCGGCTTTTTCTATCGGGGTATCTGTAATCTGAGGCGGCGTAAGTCCCGCATTGAACGGGAATCCAAGCGTGTCACGACATCTGATTGAACTTTGTTTGCACGAGTTTTGGCACGAATCGTTCAACGAAGAAACGCTTAGTTCTGTAGCCAGAATGGCAGCAGTACTTAAAATCCTTGAAGACAACGGAATTTCGATGACTAAAACTGAACAGCCCAACATGAAGTTTGCCGTGGGCGACATGATCGGTAAGCGAACGTGTTCTGCTGGTATGTCGTTACCTAATAAGAAAGGCGAAGTTATGGGGTATAAGAAGACATTAAGGAGGGACGGTAAGCCCCAGTGGCGCTACATCGTTAAGTTGGCGAATGGGCACACTGAGGAGTGGGTGCCTGGAATGGTGTATCTTTGTGATGACGACAAGGCTGAGCGAGTCGCATTTGTATGAGTGAGAAGTGGGACCGCCGGTTTTTGGACCTGGCTAAACATGTCAGTGACTGGAGCCGTGACCCGTCGACGAAAGTCGGGGCTGTCGCAGTTAAAGATCGGCGTGTACTTGCGACCGGTTTTAATGGATTGCCTAGGGGTGTTGCGGATCTGCCTGGGCGTTTGAACAATCGGGAGGAAAAGTATCTGCGCATAGTGCACGCTGAGGCGAACATTGTCGCGCAGGCTGCTAGATTCGGTATTGATTTATTTGGTGCTTCTGTTTATGTTTGGCCTTTTTTGCCTTGCAGCAACTGCACCACGCTGATGATTCAGGCCGGTATTCAGCGGATCGTTGTGCCTGATCTGCCGATACCGGATCGCTGGTTGTCGAACTTTAATCTGTCGATCGAGATGCTGCGCGAAGCAGACGTGGATATTATGCAGCTTCCTGTCGAACAGCAATAAACATATTGTCGAAGCCTCTAATGCTGCCGACTTGATACGGCAGCTCCGTCATTAAGTGTTTGAACAGTTCAGCACGTTTTTGATTATGAGCTCCTGGTCCGTTGGATTCGAATAAAATTGGCGGAAATTTGCAGCGTTTTAAAGTTTCGCGAGCACCTTGAATAGCTTCTAATTCGGATCCTTCGACATCCAATTTAATTAAACCCACATCAGACCATTCGAAATTGTCAATATGGATAGTCTCTATGGTCTCTTTTGCTTGGATTTTATCTGAATCGGGTTTGATTGTTGAGGATCCGCCTCCATCATCGCTGACGATGTACAGCGTCGTGTCGCCGTAAGTGTGCTCGTGGTTCGTCAAAGCAAAATTATGTGGAGTTATGTTTGCTTTTTCGTTTAGATAAATGTTTCCGCAGAGTTGAAAATATGTGCGGCGTTGAGCTTCGAACGCATCGACGTGTTCGAACAAGTCTGACAGCAGAATACTGTATGCACCCATGTGTGCTCCACCGTCAATAAACCGTTTTGACGGATCGGCAAATTGTTTACAAAATTCAATTAGTTCGTGTTCGGGGATTCCTACGCGGAACATTTGGCACAGGCCGGATTCATCCTCGTTCATTAAGAACGCAGGCTGTTGCACAGGGATTATTGATTTACTCTGCGGACTCCAAAGAAACTTTGTCATGTTTTTTTTGTTTGTGTCAGTAAGATAGCACGATTTTAAGCTACTATGGCAGCATTAGCAGATTTTTTATGATCCCTGTCATCAGCACCGGCGTTGTTAATGCCCCTCATTGGGTTTATAGGCTTTTTTACAGCATAGATTATCCTGTAGATACTTTTGTTGTTTTTAACAATAACGGACGAGATCAAATAACCGAAGAATTAGACGCATTAAAAAAAATCCCACATAAGTATGTCAAAAACGTGAAGGTGTGTCATTTGCCGGCAAACGTCGGCTGTTCTGGTTATTGGAATCTAACCATTAAATGTTTTATGGATGCGCCTTATTGGCTCATCGTAAATCATGACGTAATGTTCACTCCTGGGTTTCTTGAGGCTATGCACGATGCGGCTCAAGACAAAGAAGCCGGTGTGGTGCACGGCGATAACGGAGCGTGGGACGTTTTCTTACTCAAAGACTGGGCAGTACAAAAATACGGGTTGTTTGATGAAAATCTTTACCCTGCCTACTGTGAAGATCTTGATTGGGGGATGCGTTTTCAACACGATGATTTTAAACGCGTTATGTCTGTTGGCGTTCCTTATTACCACGGGGAGTTGACCGGTTCGTATGACGACGGCTCTCAAACTTGGAGGTCCGAACCTGAATTAGCTAATCGAATTCACATGGCACACGAACTCAATAAAACTTACATGCACGCCAAATGGTCCGAGGCGTGGCAGGGTCACGTTGAAGGTAAACCTTATAAGAACCCTTTTAACAATTCTGCGTTTCCCTCTTGTTTAACGACTTATAATCTTGAGTTTGTGCGAGCTAAAAATTTAGGTTTTTAACTTGATAAAATACTTATATTAGTTAGATACTGGCCGTGCCCTACTACAGCTCTCGTCCGTCAGAAAAGCGTTTAATTAATCGTCTCGACGAGATTTTGGTCGAGCGTGGCATCACGTCTTTTCGCTTAAGCAAAATAGCAGATTTGTCCCCGACTACAACCCGAAACATCTGTTTGGACGAATTTTATATTCCAAGCCCCGAGGTGCTAGAAAAGATCTGCATCGTACTAGAGGTGCAACCCGGCGAAATCTTGAAGCTTCGTACTAAAATGGAAGAAGAAGACGTAGCCGCTAGTTCATGTTCTCAGATTCCGATTACGCATTAGCGGCTCGTGTACTGGGTTTGCCTGTTCCCCGCACGTCTGCTGAGCGTGCTGCTGCGACTCCAATGGTTGCCACAGTGCTCAAGAGTTATTACCGTGCTGCGCCCCCGATGCCTGGCATGGAGGGTGACGGGATGATGACGCAACCTACTCGCTCGTTAAACGCGTATCCGGACACATCCCAGCCTGAAATGAAAGTGCAGCTGGAGCGACGTCTTCAAGCTGGTGTTGTCGACGAAAATGCTGCTGATGAAGTTGAAGAGCTTGTGGCGGCGATTCTGGAAGACCCGTCGCTTGTCGATGTGTTCTTGGCGTATATCCAAAATCTGACGCAACAGGGAGATGAAGGTGCTGAGTATTTAAGTCGCCAGCGTCCTGCTGAATTTGATTTGCCTAATCACGGCGGTCAATACTCAATGCTGAACGCCCCCGCTTCTAACAACATTCCGCCCAGCATGGCGTTCCAGGCTCTCCTCTGATGAACTCAAGGGAACAACAACTGAAGGAACGGGACGTTCGACGCTATGCGCCGGATTTAGATCCTAGTAGTTTTTTAAAAATGTATATTGCTTCTACGTTCCCTCAGACATCTGCATTACCTTCGCCGGAACAATTGCAGAATACGGTTGCTGCTAATAACCCAGAAGATCAAGTAAAATCAAATAAGAAAATGGCTCTTTCGGGCACTCAGTATGACAATCCGGGAGGTCAATAAGTAATGGTTGCTTTAGCCGCCGCGCCCGCAGCAGCGCCCGCAGCAGGTGGGCTAGTTAATTTAGCTACGCAGCTTACTGCAGCTAATGTAGCGCCTGCTGTAATTCAAAGTATTTTACAAAGTCAGGCGGCGAGTGCCGCTCCTGCCACACCGCCTGGATTTAACCGGCAGAATATCGTCGCACCTCTGTTAAGTTCGGCGGTCGGCGCCTCAGTTCCGGATTTAGTTTCGGCTTTGCGTGGCCGACTACCCGACACTTCCGACGCTCCTGGTTCTAAAGCGATTCTTAGCGAGGATCTGATTCCTCGATTGATTGAGCAGGAACGAGCTCGTCAACGTTTCGGTCGATTTTTTGGTTTAGATTCTGGGCCGTCTGCTGAAGACGTCTACGGTCAAATTCGAGCCGGGCGCAGTTCTGAATTAGAAGAACTCGGTGCTCGTGAACGTGCTTTAAAAGCTTTAGAAGGTCAAATTCAATCTGCTATCCGGCAGATGGAATTGGGTGCCGGATTGCAGCAGGCTGAACTAGAAGTTGGTGGCGGCATAAAACGACAGGAACTGAGTTCCCTTGGGGATATTCAACGTCAGCGAGTCGCATCTGGATACAATACGGCTCAGTCGTTATTAAATACGGCTATCCAGAACCTGACTGCTCCGCAGAACCTTGCGTCCAGTTCCGTTCTGCAGCAACTCGGCACCCAGGTACCCTGACATGGCAAATGGACTTTTTGAAGTCGCTAAAAATCTGCTTGATCCTGCAGCCATGATGCGGGGCGGCGGTGAGCTTGCCATTCTCGGCGGACGCCCCGTGGTTTGGGCCGGACCTCAGATGGGTTGGCAGAGCCCTGAAAGTTTTTTCGAATATACCGGTCCCCAGCAAGCAGAAGCGCTGACCGGAGCTAAGTCCCCGGCCGAAATTTATCAGCGGGCCACGTCGCTTCGCGGGTATAAACCTGAGGCTATGGCAGCTAAGACGCCTAAAACCCCCAAACAGCCTGGTACCGTTACCCCTGGTGGTATGGAAGACCAGCTTCCTCCTCCCCCTCCGATTCTTCCGCCTCCTCCTAACAATTCGCTGCCGCAAACTACGGCGCCTTACTCAGGTACCACTGTTCCTCAACAGCAAGATGAAACTGTTAGAGGTCTCTTTGAGTATTTAAAGGAACTAGGGGATCCTTCACGGTTAAAAGAAGTCGAAGGAATGCGGCTTGAGAATTTACTCAAGTCTCAACTCTTGACTTCTGAGTTAACTCGTCAGGGTGAGCGGGCTCGCTACGCACGCGATATTGAAAAGGCAAACATCGATTCGTGGAAGGAACGGCAAATTGCTATGTACAACGCAAATGCAATTGCGAACGCTTCTTTAGGTGCCGCTACTATAGCTGCTTTTGCGCCGCCTAATGCGTCTGCTTTGAGCTCTACGCTCTCGGCTGCTATGCAGCCTTTTAGTAACATCGGTGTAAAGAGAGGTTAATTCGATGCCTATTCCGGCTTTAATACCTGCTGCTGGACTTGGATCTGCGGCTATCGGCTCTGCATTTGCCGCTACGCCTGCTCTGGCTGGCGGCGCTGCGGCCGCAGGCGGTTTAGGAGCGACTTTAGGAGGTATAGGAACTTTAGCTGGGGGACTTGGTTCCGCTTTTGGCAGCATTTTTGGCGGCGGGCGTTCTTCACAGCAACCACAGCAACCGGCCGATTACAGCTCGCTATACGCTCAGCTGGCACCTATTAATACACAGCTGACCTACGCCGGCCAGGAGCTTATGGCTAACATGGCTCCTTATCTAGGAGCTCAGGCAGCACAGACTAATCTTATTGGTCAGTCTGTTTATGACATGTTTACGGGGGCTCGCTCTAAAGAAAACCAGATGGCGGGTTTAATGACTGGTATTTCTTCCCAACTAGCCGGAGCAGCAATCGGCCAACAGGAAATGGCCGCTAAAGGCCGTACTGCTTTGGAGCTTTTGGGCGGAGAGACTCAAGCAGATCTAACTAAAAAAGGCGCCGATGTTCTGGGTCTTCAGTACACTAATTTAGCTAAAGGTATTACTGATGTAGGCACCAATGCTGCGAATACTCGTAACGCACAAGTGCTAGCTCAAACCCAGGCCAACTTGGACATTGGTAAAAACCTTGCGTTACTTAGGGGCCAAGGTGAATTGGAATTTGCCAAGCGTCGCGATGCTCGCGGGGCCGCTCTTGGTGGCGGAGGCTTTGCGTGATCAAATCGGCGATAGGTGATTCAACCACGGTTGCCGCGTGGTTAGCTTCGCTTGACGCGTCAAACAAAGATGCGTTCGTCCATTACGCGAAGAATACAACGAGCGACATTGAAGCGTATTTATACGCTAGATTCTTGCGACCGGGGTACACAGGTAGTATCGCCGATCTGACCGCGTGGATCCAGGAGAAGTTCCCTAAAGAAGATCTACGCAAAGTATTACTTCGTGAAATTGATGACTTACAAATTGACATCAGAAATGTACGGGACATGGTTCAAAATCAGATGCTCGACCCCGCATCCGCTGCGACAAAAATTTCAGCGGTTCAAAAAGAACTTCGTAGCCACATTCAGGCTGTTAGATCTATTGCGGACGGTCTAGACCGCCGTGGTTTGATCCTTGCCGGCGCAGATCGCACCATTCGCGAACTGATCAATACCCTCGACGGGCAGCCTGGTCTTCAGCAATTAGTTGACGAGGCCGCCGTCTTAGTTTGGACTACTATTGAGAACGAAGAACGCGCTTAATCGGCTTTGCGCATACGGCGCATGATGTTTTGTAGCTTTGTTCTGAAGATGCCCATAAAAGCATCATTGACGCCGAGAGACATCACAAGTTCATCTCCTTCCAGAAATGCACCGAAGGGCAAAATTACTGCAGGTTGATTTGAAACTGGATTGCCGCAAACGTCCGTCCATTCGATAACGCGATCGTTTAAAGAACCTGTAAATAAGGGTTCTTCCGTGAAGTAAGTTACTTCTTTGAAGTTTTTATCAACCAGATAAGCCCCTACATGGTAAATAAGGTAAGGTTTACCGTCGTCTGTGCATACCATGTGCTTCCAGTGATAAAAAACAAGGTAGCAATACCCCAAATTAATAGGGGCGGTGGAGTTAAAAGTAGCTGCACCTCCTGTAGCTTTTTCTAAAATTTTTGTGTCGAGTTCAATAGAAGGTCCGTTCTCTCTTTCGACGATTAAAGGCCGCGTGGAGTACAAACAGTTCAGCTCATCGTTAGCGGTAAAGAAAGCCCAGTTTTTCTCCGGTACTCCCACGGTGTGATTTTTTCCGATAGGCGGAATAGCTGCACTTACCGCTTCAAATAAATCGTTAACCCAGCAGACAACGACTTTTGGTTGCGAAAAAAGTTTTTTGGTATTTGAGTCGTATTTACTGGCGTATGTAGAAGCTACAAATTGAACATACAGGTTTGAGTCCGGCCCGGTAAATAGCCTGGGATCTTCATAGCTAAGCCTGTGTTTTTTAGATCGAAGTTTTTTAGTGCCGATGACAGAAGCATCATTGCTTCCAAGCATGGCTATATAAATTTCGTTGGGTTGGTTATTTAGATAAAAGTACTTATTGTCGTACCTGAAGCCAAATGCTTCGGGTTGAGATCGCCAAGCTATATAAGTTTTTCCCAACCTGTTAATTATTGAAGGACTAAAGTTAGCGACACTGTTCTTAGGTAAACCTTTTACGATTCGCGTGAATTTACCGCCTAACGCTTCAGCTTGTTCGTAAACAGTCGGCACGCCTTTGTCAGGACGCTTCGAAGGGAAAATAACGTCGCTGTAAAGGTGAAAGTAGCGATTTTGAGACTGCATGATCAAACTCCTAGATCTTGGATAGCGGCATTGAATCCTGCGCTGATTGACTCCCAGCGATACTCGGGTCGTTGAGTCACAGAGTAGCACGCGTTAGCTACTTCATCATAGCTTTGTTTATCGTAGTACAGATCGTCTAAAATTTTCGCCGCTTTGGTCGTATCGATAAGACCGCGCTCAACCCCTAAGTCCTTATCCACAACCCATGTGGAAATGGGGATAAGTTCAGCGGCATCCTTCCAGATATCCTGACACACGGTGTGGTGCGGGACGACCTGAGGCTTCATACACCCGGCGTGTTCGAAACTGACAAGACCCCAGCCCTCTCCGTCGGATGTATTTATCCCCACGTCGCAAGCGTTGTAGATCGTATTTAAAAGTTCATCCGGCGGCGCATCGATATAGTTGATATTGTTTGCGGTAAGAACAAGTCTATTAGTTTCGTCTAGATTACGTCGAGTCATTTCGTGTTTAAACAAAGGTAATACGTCCCAACCCAGGTCTTTTGTACCCATATGTAAATACAACATCGCGTCGGGTTTATCTACTGCAAATTCCGCGAATGTTTTGATTGTCAGATCTATACGTTTTCTGGGTTGATTCCTATTACCGTTAAATACAATAAATTTATCTAATGGCAATCCTAGGCGACTACGTGCTTCTGCTGTATCCATCGGGTAAAAACGACCGACATCGACACCGTGGGGGAGCACCGCTAACCGGGGCGCATCTGCCCCGTACTTCATCAGTCTTTCTGCCGAGGGTACGGTAAAAGTAATTCCCAAATCCCAGTGTTTAATATGCCGGAGCATATCTGGGTAATAGCTTTCGCTATCCACCGGGAAGTAAGCAATGAATTTAAATTTGAGCTTGTCTTTTAAAAACTGGCAGCGTTCCCAAAATTGGTTAACAATCCAGATATCGTTAAGACAGATTACAACGTCTGGTTTTTCTTTATGTAAGATTTCGGGCAGCCTGCCGATCCCAAAACGATCGTTACTGCCGGCTGGACATGCCGGGTAAACTTTGTAAGGCAGGTTGTGAGGATCTCCTGTGTAGTTGATGCCCATCACCACGATCTCATGGCTTTCTTTTAGGCTATCAAGTACACTGTGAGTGACTCTGGCAAAACCTGTATTACTACACGCATCTCCGTACCAAAGAACTTTCGCCATGAAGAATTTGAAAGTCGAGTACAATCAATATAACAGTGCTATCAGCTTATAGACATGCCTAGTCGGGAAACTTTTGCGTATCGCCGTGGGGCACAGCTACGAGCTCTTAAAGCAATAGAAAATAACGACAGTAGCGCTACAGAAACTATTTACACCAAGGCTTCAAATGACTTCCATACTTTCTGTACTATACTAGATAAACCTCCGGCTCCTCACATGCTTGAATGGCATGAGTATTTGGTGACTAATGAGAGTAATAAGTATCTTATAGATATAGCAGGACCTAACTTAGATATTCTGGCGCCCAGGGGTTCTGCTAAGTCCACTGTGCTCAATATGTTTACGGCTTGGTGTATTGGTCGCCATACAGCCGCTAAAAGACCGCTTCAGATTATTTATGTAAGTTACAACATCGCCACGGCCATACCTAAATCACGGATTATTCGTCAGATTGTCGACTCCTCTGAGTTTCGTAAGATTTTTCCTACGTGCCGGCTTAAACCGGGTATGCAATCTGACATTGGTTGGTCGATTGACTACGATTATGCCGGAATTCCTCGTCTTGGTGATGAAGAATTTACGCTAAGGGCAGCTGGTTTGCGAGGTAGTATTACCAGTAAACGTGCTCACTTGGTGTTAATTGATGACCCTATAAAATCTTCAGCGGACATCAAAAATCCTACGATTCGGGAAGAGATGAATAATAACTGGAGTAGCGTTATCGCTCCCATTGTTTTTGAAGGTGGCCGTTCAATTTGTTTGGGCACTCGCTTCCATCCTTTAGACATCCATAAAACGATGTTTGTACCCGATAAGGGATGGAAACAAGTTACGCAAGAAGCTCTGACTTATGACGACAAAGGACAACCTAAAAGCTATTGGCAGACTCAGTGGTCTGTAGATTATTTGCTTCAACAAAAAGAACTAGATCCTGTAGCTTTTTGTTTTCAGTACCAGCAACAACCCGTGGCGACATCTGATTTAGTCGTGTCGCCTGATTTGCTTATCAAAGGAGATGTAGCTACCGAATTTGATAGTTTGGCGCTGGGCATTGATCTTTCAGCGAGTAAAAACGAGACATCGGACTACACCGCTTTTGTTTTAAGCGGTCGTTTGAAAGATAAATATTACATTGTCGATGCTCACCAATGTCGTTCCATTGGAAATCTCGAAAAAATAGATCTTTTGTGCGACATGTTGCTTGAGTGGGGCATTTTAACTAAGTACAACGGAGAGTATCAACCGACTTATTCCACTGTGACCTTGGTGGTTGAGTCTGTCGCTTATCAAGCCAGCCTTGCAGCAGACCTTCGAAGAGTGCTCCTTAACGAAAGAGGTCTTAGCAATTTACATATTCATGAAGTGAAGGGCTTCCGGGGCGATAAAATTGCTCGTTTTAGAGGTACTTTGGGTTTACTTGAGAATCAAAAAGTCATTTTTAATAAGTACAGAAAGTTCGACGCTCTTTTTGAACAGCTTATTAACGTCGGCGCTACAGCTCATGACGATTTACTTGACGCCTACACGTGGGTAATTACATTTTTACAGCGCCGAGGTAGTTTTTCTGTTGAGTACTGATATGGAAACAGACAAAAAGCTCTGGGTGGCCATTACAGCCCACGAGCCAATGGCTCGATTGGACACTCTTTTTAAAGTTTTAAAACTTTACACAGAGTACAAGCTGAAAGTCTCGGTTTTTTTGTTTGTTAACTACGAAGCTCAGGAGCAAATCCCTCAGCTATCGGCTCTTTTGCGGCCTTTTTTAGAGCAAATCGATATAGAAATCGTGGTAGCGAGTCCCGAGCATACCGGCTGGTGGCTTACTTGGGCGCATAAACCAAATTTGACTGTAGCTTGTATGCGCAAAGAGTACGACTATTTTATATATCAAGAAAATGACATGCTTTTAACTTGGGATCACTTCAAATACTGGATGCGCTGGAAGCCTAGATTGGCTGAGGTAGGCTTAGAGCCGGGATTTATACGGTATGAACTGTTCGGAGGTAAAAAAGTACCTTTTGATAACCACTATCGATACTCTTTAACCGAAAAAACTCCAAATGTTTGGAGCGAGCGTGGGTTTACCGTCGCAAAACAGCTCGTAGTAGACCACGAAATACGGTTTTTTGCGAGTTTGGGCAGTCCTTATTACGCCGCTATGATTTTGGATGCCGATGATGCGATTAAATACGTAAAAAGTACGAGTATGGACCCGATGCGGAGTATAGAGCTTGTTTCCTTCCGAAATTGGCCTTTAGCTGACCGTAGTTCTATGGGTTTAGCGTTTGAAACACCTCCTTCCGGCTATGAACACCGGCGATGTGTCCCAGTAGTCGAAAAAAACGGAATTTACATGCCGCATGACTGTTGTTTGTTGCAACATGACGACATTAAGTACTCGACGGAGCTGAGCAATAAGGTTGGCAACCTGATTACTTGCGATACAATGCTTACGCTTTAGTATTTTTATGGACAACGTCAATCATCCTTCGCATTATACGTCTGGTGCTATTGAGTGCATAGATGCCATTAAAGAACAAGTCGGTAATGAGGGGTTTCAGGGCTACTGCCACGGCAATATCGCTAAATACCTCTGGAGGTACAAGCACAAAAACGGTGTCGAGGACTTGAAGAAGGCCGCGTGGTACTTACAGTGTTTGATCGGTGAGTTAGAATTGACTCAAGATAACAACTGACTTGTGGACGTAAGAGCATTTGGGTCTGTTTACGGCCAGGTAGCGTCTCTGCCTTATTCAAGTGGATTTACTTGGGTACCCGCCGATGGAACTAAATATTTTCCAGCGTGTAGGGGTTTGTTTATTCAAAATGGCGGAGGCAGTAACAAAAGTCTTTTAGTAGAATTTACAGATGCTCCAGGACAGGTATGTGAAAACAATCACTTGAACGGTGATTTTCTCTGTCCCCTCTCTTGTACAGCTCTTGTAAGTGGTAACGTAACTAATGTCGTAGTCTTGTACTGATGGCTAGCGACCTTTCCGGCTTAGTTACGTACCTGCAGGGTGGCAAAAGTCTGCGTGAAAGTGCCGGCATGGATGCCGATCAAATTATCAATGCTTTACGTAAAGGAGCAGCCGCGCAAAGCGGTCCGTTAGATCTTTTTAAAGACGCCTTGTTAGCTAGAGCAGCTGAAATAAAAGCCCTAGGCTCTATTTGACATCGTTATAATTAAGTCATGGCTGACCCTTTTATCGAAGCTGGTGATTTTTTCACCAAAGCATTTAATGCTCAGGAGTTAGCATCGCGTCGTCAGCGTACGGCTCAACGTCCTGCGATGCGTAGCGATAGTTATGAAAATCAAGTCAGCGAGCAACCGCTAAATGCACCGATTCCTCCTCAATATGGTCCCTACGGAACTTACGAGGATGAGTTTACGCCGGAAGAAGATCCCACGGAATCTATGAAAGCTAAGCTTTTGCGAAAGGCAGCCGCCAAGCGTGGGCCTCGGACCGGTGTTCCTGTATATCCCGGCGATGGCGCCGTGACTCCCAGTGTCTGAAGTCGCGAAAAAGCGGGACCCAAAGAAATGGGCAGCCGCTAAAGCTAAAGCTCGCAAGCGTCTCGGCGGACATTCGGCCCGAGCCATGCAGTTGGCCGTTAAATACTACAAAGATGCGGGGGGCGGATACGAAGGTAAAAAATCAAGCAAAAATAAATTAAGTCGTTGGGGAAAAGAAGATTGGCAAACTCGTGAAGAATACGAAAAGAACAAAAGTTCTTAGTTATGGCTGATTTAGCGCGAGAAAAAGGGCGAACTGAGCGTTATCTGCCTAAAGAAGCGTGGGCCTCAATGTCCGACAAGGAGCGTAAAGCTACGGATGAAAAGAAAAAGAGGGCCACGTCGGGTAACAAACCCGTAAATACTCAGGTGCCGAATACTGAAAAAGCAAAAGAAGCACGTCGTCGCGCCTCCGCTTATATTAAAAGTAAAGGTAAAAAATGATGGCTAAGATTCGACTCGCCGGAGAAATATTCTCCGGGTACAACCAACCTCGTCGTGATTCTGACGGAGGTAAAAAATTTGCAGTCGCAGCAAAAGAAGGTGATCAGGTTCGATTAGTTCGTTTTGGTGATCCAAATATGACGATTAAGAAACACATACCCGAACGTCGTGAAAGCTTTAGAGCTCGTCATAATTGCGATACCCCTGGAAGTAAGTTAAAAGCACGCTACTGGAGTTGTAAAAAGTGGTAGCATTTTAAAGTTTTTAGTTGTTATCTTGTAAATCCTGCTAAACTATGCAGGCCCTCTCAGCATCCTCATGCTGTTCGATTGTTTTTTGTACTTCAATGAACGCGAGCTCCTAGAGCTCCGCGTGGAAATGCTTAAGGATATTGTCGATGGTTTTATTATTACAGACGCCGATAGGACTTTTAAAGGAGACGAAAAGCCTTTTAGTTGCGTCGACACGATTCGCGAGTTAGGACTTCCGGAAGACAAAATTCAGGTTCTCCACGTCGAACTGCCGCCTCCGGATATTGCCCCAAATCCTTGGGTAAGAGAGTACTCGCAACGTGATGCGTTGGCGGTCGGTATGCGCATGACACCGCCCGATTCGGCGTTTTTCTTTAGTGATGTAGACGAAATTCCTAAGCCCTCTGCGCTTTTAGAAGCTGTAAAAAAAGCTAAAGAGGATCCTTCTCGTTGTGTGCGTTTGTCTATGCCCATGATGTACGGCCGGGCGGATCTCCGCGTGATGAGCCCTGATGGAGATAAAACAAAGCCGCCAACTAACTGGACTTGCGGCACCGTGGTCCTACATGACCACCTGGATAAAACCTTGTCTGAGATACGTCGTAACCCTAATGACCTTGTCGTGGGAGACTGTGACGCAGGGTGGCACTTTAGCTGGATGGGCGGTCCTGATCGGCTTAAACGCAAACTAACATCCTTCTCGCACTGTTATGACGATATTCCAAATGCCCACGCTCCCGCGTACAGTGAGGAAATGCTTGATTATTTAGATAACTACAAAGCTCAAGCGGGCGGTACGGATCCACTCGGCCGTAAAGATCATCTGCTTACCTCGTATCCGCACGATCTTTTACCGCCAGAATTGTTTAAACTGGAACGAGTGAAGGAGTACCTTCTTCCGGACTCCTGATAACGTCGTATTCGTAACATGCCTGCAGATCTTTTAAGTGTCCGAGGACGATTCAGTGAAATTCTGGAGGCAGCTCGGACTCAGGATCGCTCGAAGCAGTCCGCCACCATGGTGGTGCTTAGCCATCTGCAGCAGATGACCCTTCTTATGATAAAGAAGGGTCTGTTTTTTTATTGTGAGCAAGATACTTATAAAGCACGCAGTAAATTTCTAGATGATTTAATAAAGTTAAATAAACTAGATATTCGATTCCCTTCGATTTTACGAAATTTTCTTATTGACGGTTCGGGGCTTTTTTATTTTCGTCCGGACCCAAAATTAAAGTACCAAATTTATTTCTTTAACAAAAATCAGTACCGTGTTTATCACGACATTAATGGCGAAATCGAAGAGGTCGTTATTTTATATTCTTACAAAGTTAAGAACGGAAATTTAGGTTTACCTTCAAACACTTACGGGCAAAACAAAAGATACGTTCGTATTTCAATTACTGCCGAAACAATCACAGAGTATGAGGCAGACACAGAACTAAGTTTTGACTTAGAACCTGGTTCTGTTATTACTCCTCGGAATAGCCGGCCAAACACGCTTGGTTTTATTCCCGCCGTGGAGGTTCTAAACAAACCGAACGCCAGTGGGACCGAAGGCGAAGGTGAATTTGAACCGTTCATGCAGCAAATTGTTCTGCATGATCAAATGATGCAAAATATCTCCAAAAATATCGAGTTCTTTGGTAATCCCACGCTTATCAGTTCTCGGCCTCGGAGTGATCTGGTCGAAGCAAGTGATTCTGATCGTAATTTCCGTCCCACGATTAGTAGTCAAAGCGGTTTCGCAGGTTTAGATTCGCCTTCCACGCGGGTTTCGGATCCGTTTGGATCTCAGTCAGGTCTCGGGGGACTTCGAGTTCCTCGGATTATCGCCAACGTCGAACCGTCAGATCGGGTTGGTTATATGACGCCCGACCCCGTGAACGGGGATATGAACCGATATTCTCTTTTACTTCGTGAAGAAATTCGAACTGCACTCGGCGGCGTTGATGAAATATCAATTAGCGCAGGCGCCACTGCGACTGAAATTAAAGGTCTCATGGGCCGCGCTCAAGCAACTGCTCTTCGTAAAAATAAGAGCTTTTTGACTTACGGTTTTTGTCGTCTGCTTGAGATGATTATTTACCATCAAGAGCAGGTTTTCCGCGAAAGTTTTATTTCGGTTATGGGTCTTGCTCCGCCTAAGGAGCCTAAAGAAGAGACTGCCGAAGCAATTGAACGCTATCAAAAACGTCTCGTTAAATACGATAACGACGTAGATGTGGCGATTCAAACTGCACTTTCGGAGAACAAAGTTCCTGGAGGTGTTTTCGGGCTACCGCCGGATGGAGAACGAGAGGTTACGTATCGATTCCAGGGCGATGTTTACGAAGACACGGCTTACGACATCAACCAAAAGTCAATCGTTGTCAGAAACTTGCAGGAGTTAGGTGTTGACAGCGTGGAAGCTCTACGTTATTTGTTCCCCGACAAAAGCGATTTAGAGCGTTCTGAAATGCTGAAAGGATTTCCTTTCAGAATGATTCAACAAACGCAAGCCGCACTACAAAATTTCCTGCTAACATTAAATCAGCTGATGCAGTCGCCGCATCCTCTTGCGCCGACCCAGCCCCTAGCGGCAGATCCGAGGTTAAATATAACGCCTCTCCTCTACCGCACATTCGATCACCTCGCGCAAGAATTAACTTACTCGGGCAGCTATGAGCCAAGCGATCCCAGCTTCGACCCCGAGCCCGGTATCCCCGGCAGTAGCGGCGCCCCAGGCGGCCTTCTCCCAGGATATGGGCTCAACCGCGTACCCACAATGGGTGGCGCAAACCCCTACCCCGGCGGTAGCTTCGGCAACTACAGCCCAAGCGCCGTCGCCGGCACAACTGGCTACGGCCCCTTCTATCAACAGCCAGTCCAACCAGTTTCCGTCAGCCTCCTCCCCGAACAACCCGTGGGAAGCAGCGCTGGGCAGCCTGGACCGGATCGTTTCCCGGCTCTCCCCGTCCCCCAGCCAGACAGCATCGTTAGCGCAGCCCCAGGCGGCAACGCTGGATATTCAACAGAGCAATCTGGCTTCACAGGTCCAACAGCCCTGGGCTTACCAACCCCCTACGGTTCAGCCGACCTTATCCAACAACGTTTATACGACCCCAATTTCCTCGCCGACTTCTACGGCGCAGGAGCCGCAGTTAAGTCAAGCAAGCGCCGCCGTCGTTAATCACTTCGGCCTCGAAGCCCCTGCAATCCTCAATCAGTACTCCACCACTTTGGAGGATGCACTGATTCAGCAGCATCAGACTCTGGAGCAAATTGCCTCACGTGGCATGGCTATGGAGCAGATTCTGACCGATCCTGATCATCTGGCTGATTACACTAATCGGTTCTTCACCGAGGTGTACCCCACTGATCTTCGTACTGACGAGCAGATTGCTGCCGATGAAGCTCGCGCTGCTCTTCAGCAACAGGCTTATCAACCCAACTATGATCAGGTTCCTGCTGTTCCTGCAGCCGCAACTGGGGGCCAACCTGCACAAGATCCCAACATGCAGTGGGAACAGTTTGGGCAGGTGATGAACCAATCTCCTGATCAAGCCTGGCGTTACCTTAACAACATGTCTCCCGATGCTCTTCGGGCCAAGCTGTTGTTCCTGGATCAAGCTTGAGTTAAATTTAGTTCGACGGCTACCAGCCGTCCGCAAGGTGGACGAATTATTTACCCCCGTCTGGATAACGGGGGTTTTTTATTGGATAAACTGTTAAAAAGCATTTATCAAGATGCCTTTTAAGTCGCAAGCTCAAAGACGAAAATTTTACGCTATGCAGGAACGAGGCGAGATTTCGAAAGGCAAAGTTGAGGAGTACGAACGCAAAACGAAAGGCGACTTGCCTGAGCGCGTAAATAAACGCAAAGAAGCAAAGAAAAAAGCTGTAAACTACAAAAAGAGTACAGGTAAGTAATCGATGCCTAACCCCCTTGGTCGCCGCCGTGGCGGAGAAAAAACCGAAGTCGAGCAGCTTAAAAAAGAACTCGAAGAGCTTAAAGCTAATTATGCCCGAGACATTAGTTTGATCGGCAGTGACATCCGTGCTCTTGACAATCGTATTCCTGCTGCTGGTTCAGCTGACGATATTCCCGCCGTCTAGAATTAAGGCAGCTCTGGCTGCTTTAAATGTATATACCGTTTAGAAACTATAAGTACGATTCAGGGCCGCACCGTGTGCAAAGTGGCCCTTCGTACGAAGGCTACGTCGTTGTTAGTTCTGGTATTCAAGACACCGGAGCTGATATAGGCAAAATTGTAGACGGCTCGCCTAACTACAGCGGAGGGTATTCGACCGCGTGGAGACAAGTTCCCACGGCTGTTTCTGGGTACTGGAACGATTACGAAAACATAAATTATGCGCCTAGCGGCGTGCTTAGTTCGTACGAAGGGTATCGCCCGGTCACTGTAGAAACAATTGCCGGACGAAAAGTTCAGACTTTTACAGGACCAGATTACGGAGTTCGTGATGCTGGAAAATACACATATTTCAATGGTTCTGCGCCGGATTCTCAGGCATATGACCCATACAACATACCGACAGGTAACACCGGGCAACAAGGTCTAACGGGTGGCGGCGTCACTCACGGGCGGTACGAAGGGAGTATCTTGACTAACTCTCTTGGTTCTCTAGGTTCGGCTAATAGATCAGAATGGGTTTATAATCCTCCGGTATATTGTAAAACTTACACACAGACTATTCGTACAGAAGAACCGGGTTTAATGTCCGTTCCCTTTAGGTTTATGTATCGGGGAGGCGCAGCTAGATACGTATCTAACTACGGTTCTGTTTACTACCAATTGCCAGAAAGCGTACGTAATATGTATCGGAAATTAGGTTAACGCTAAAAACGAGACACTTTTATGTGTCTTTACCCTTTTTATCTATTAAACTTATTTTGTAGTTTCTGGAGCTATCGACAGTGTTTGTCGATAATGATTTCCCGAAGCTTCTCGGCGCCGAGCTTTACCGTCCGCACCCTGCGTACGTTGTAGAGATGGCCGCAGAACCTGTAGTCGTACATGACTTCAGTAAGCAGCCAGGCCAGACTGTACAGTTAGACCGCTACAGGTTCTGGGGCAATCCGGGAAGCAAAGAGTCACGTGAGCGTACTGCAGAGCAGACCATTGGTACTGCAAACAGCCGCAATATCGTGAAGGACAAAGTGCTGGTTACTCTTAAGGAGTACACCGGCCCTGCGGATCCGGGCGACCCCACTTCGCCGAGCACTTTTAAGATTGCTCGCGAAACCCTCATCACCGCGCAGCGTCTTCTGCTGGACACCGGCAACCTGACTGCCTTCCACCAGTCCATCGGTTCACTGACCCTGCTCGACGACTACCGTCGTTGGCGTGACCGGGTGTTCATCAACGAACTCCTGAAAGCAGTTTCTAAAGGTCAGTCTTCTGACACCCAAGGTGGTTACTACTACCCTGGCGACCTCGCTGTTGGTTCTTTGACCTACAGCAACGCCGAACAAGCTAAGTTCGACGTTAAGGACGACCTGCTCCGCGTGGTTAAGTCCATGCGTAAGCGCAACGTCCCCACTTATCAGGACGGTTTCTATCGCTGTGTTTGCGATCCTACCTTCCTGATGCACCTGCGTCAGAACAGCGACTTCCGTGAAGTGGCTCGTTATCCTGGCAACGGTCAGATCAACCCCCTCATGTCCGGTATGCAGCCCAACGCTGCTATCTACATGGGCCAGGGCTTCGGCCAAGCCAGCTTCGTGGCTGGTGAGCCGATCATGCCCACCGGTTTCGTATTCGAAGGCGTTCGTTTCTTCGAATCGACCAACATGCCTTCTCAAAGCCAAAGTGCCACCATCGGTGGTACCGCCGCTACTTATGAGAGCGCAATCGGTATGTTCTTCGGTCCCCAAAGCGTTGGCGTCGGTATCGGCGGCAATAACGCTCAGGTGCTGTTGAACAACAATGACGATTTCAGCCGTTTTATCATGATGATTTGGAGCCTGTACGCAGGTTTCGAACTTCTGAACGCTGACTTCGCCACCGTGGCTTACTCCTTTAACGCTTGAGGAGGTAACTAACGATGGCAATCAACCCTAACCAGCTCCAAGTTGCCAAGATTTATCCTGGTA